ATAATTATACGAACATTGTTACTATACTTTTCGCACAACTTTACTATAGCCTTAACTGCCAAATTGTTAAGAAATTCGGCATTTTTTATAATTATGACGTGATATCCATTATTCAAAATGTTTCTATTTTCTATTATATTAACTAGAATATTAATAACTGAGAACTTATCATTAAAATTATAACTATTGAGAGGTATTTCATGATGAACACTACTAGCTAAGATATCGAAATCTTTCATACTACCATCATTTATTCGTGTTCTGTATGTAATTGGATGAACAACTACCTTAATTTCTGGGAAGTGCTTCGCTATTATACTCCTTGCTAATGTTAGTTTCCCTGAACCAGGTGGTCCATACAAAATAGTGTTCAGTGTGTCTCCTTCTACTGTTATTGTGTCTAGTTTTTTCGCTACATTAGCATTAATTATATAGTCTGAGAAAAGTTTGACTTTATCAAACATATTTGCCTAAGTTTTGATATAAACTGGTGATTCAATTTTAAATAAAAAATATAACATTATTATAACTAACTCTTTAGCAATGAATCAAGTTTTTAAATCATTAATAGGAACCGGATTTATGTATGTAATTCTTACAGCATTGGCAGTAACACTAACAATGCAACAATTTCTACCTGTAATGGCATATATTGTAGCATTCACTAGTATGCTAAATCTTTCTGGCATAAAATTCTTCAAAGATATTTACAAACATTCGCCCGATAATGTATTGTCTAGCATATGTACAGTTTTATTTAACTTATTAGCAATTTCAGGCATAATATACATTTCACTTAGTCATACTATATCAAAAAGTAAGGAGCCACTAGTTGGTGTAATGTATGGAGTTGTATTATACGCTCTGCTATTCCCAGTAGCTAAATTTGGAATGAATAAAATTATGAAAGGAACCGAAGGAACCGAAGGAGAAAACCAGCGTGAATCTATATTAAATTTAATTAAAGGTTCGTTGTTTATAGCATTATTGGTTGGCTTACATCTTGGGTTTGAGCATATTATGAATTCACTGGTAAAAACTAGGAAAAATTCAAATGGAGGATTACTAAATGAAATGATACGTAATCGTTATAGTTTAACCAACCTTCCAGTAAAAAGAAATACTAATTAAGCACTTATTGTTTAGTGCGTAACTATATAGGTTTTTGTTTATTTTAGATATATAATTATACATAACTCTAAAATGGTAGTATATGATACAATAGAATTAAAACAGAAAATGGCAGAATTTCAAAGAAACTATAGTCATTTAATTAGCAATTATAAGTGTGGAGTTTATAATGGAGTAGAGGTAGAAACTATTTTAAATCATATGGACAAGTTAAATGGATTATTTAAACCTATAAAGTCTAGGAAAATTACTATAGAAGAAAGGAATGAAAATAAATATAATAATGAAATAGTTAAAGCTCTAATACCTCTTGCCATTTATTTAAAAATGAATCAAAAAAAATAATTATAAAGTTTTCAATTCAATAGAGTTTTCAATTAATATATTTTGATTATTATAAAGTTCTTTTAAACTTTCCCCATTCTCTTGTCTTGAAATAGCTTCAGCACATAACCAAGAAACATCAAGTATTTCTATTTTTTCGCAATTTATAACATCAGTACGAGGTGTTATAGTATTAGTTATAACTACTTTTTCGAACTTGCTCTCATCTATTCTTTTTACAGCGGGAGATGAAAGTATTCCGTGACTAGCTAACATATAAATTTTAATAGCACCATTTTTTGAAAGTGTTTCGGCAGCTTTACAGGCTGTACCTCCAGTATCAATCATATCATCTACAATAATAGCTATATGGTCACTTACATCTCCCATAAGCCGCATATTTGCTACTTCATTTGCTTTTTCTCTCTGTTTGTAAATACTGGCAACGGCACAATTTAATTTACCTGCTATTCTAGTTGCTGTTTTCATTCCTCCTTCATCGGGTGCTACAATAACTATAGGACTACCCATATTTTCTATTATAATATGGTCTTGTATATATCTTATAAAGTATATTTCATTGTATAGGTTGTCTAATGGACATGTATTATTAAAGAATCCAGCTATTTGTCCGGCATGTAAATCATATGTTATTATTCGGTCAACATTAAGTGACATTAATGCGTTGGCAACTACACTGGCTGATATTGGAGCTCTTGAGTAGTCTTTGCGGTCACTACGAGAATAACAATAATATGGCATTACAACAATTACTCTATTAGCACTACCTCTTTTTAATGCATCTACAATAATTAATATTTCCATAAAACTATCATTTACACTTTTTCCATTTAAGTTACAGCAATTTTGAATAACAACACAATTTTGATTTCTTACATTTTCATTAATTACTACACTAATTTCATTATCTTTAAAACAAGATACATCTATTTTACCCTTGGTAAGTTTGAGATGATTACATACTCTAGATGCAAAATCTTCAGAGTGAGTTCCACAGAATACTTTCATTTGTGTTGTTAATACTCTATCACATTTTATTTAAATTTTTTTAATTTATTATAGTATAATGCTTGCACTTACCTACTTCTATATTTTTGTTATAGTCTTATGTTGGACATTGAATCCTTTTATTAAAAAAGCAATTATGAAAAAAATGGATGCTAATGAATACTTAATTATGAATCAAAGTGTTGTTACAATAATTCTGTTATTCTACTTAATTTATTTATTAAAGAAAAAGAAGTGTGATTTTAAATGTATTGAGAAAATGTCAAGGAAAGAGTATAGTTTAATAGTATTAGGAGGGGTAATTACTATATTGGCAACACTAATGCTATTACATTTAGTATCTTCATCAGAGGTATCATATGTAATTGGTAATGTTCAACCTATAGTTATACTATGTTCAGTAATACTTGGATATTTATTCTTTAAAGAATCATTAGGTGTAACTAAAGTGGCAGGAATAGGATTCATTATAGTTGGATTAATTTTATTAAATAAATCTAAATAATTGAAAAAAAATATTTAATTCCCGATAAAAAAATGTAAAATTACGAATTCCTGCCCCTCAAGCCAAAAGGAGCAGAAATTTGAAAAAATGAAAAAAAAGTGCCAGAATTAATTTTTTTTTTTTTATAAGAAACCACACCATAAAATTGTGATTTCGAAAAAGTAGTGATAAGAAACCGATTTCCAGTGCGAAAAACTGATACTTTTTTCCCTCATTTTCCCTCATTTTCCCTCATTTTTCCTCTTTTTCCCTCAATTTGGGAGGGAAAAAAGTATCAGTATATTCCTTTTCAATGAAACCATAAAATAAATTATAATATTTATTTTTATAAGAAAACTATTAAAACCCTCAAAAAGTATCAAAAAAGTATCAAAAAGTATCAGAAAAGTATCAATATAGCAGAATCTTTATGGTGCGAAGCAGTAATCCTACCATTTATTTCCTTTTGTTTCCCACCTAATACTCGGCATTGATAGTTTTATTCCTTATTTTCCTCAAAATAAGAGGGAAAAAAGTATCACTTAAAAATATTCAATTATAGTAGAATAATAGGCATGTGTTATGAGTGTAAGATATGTAACTACACTACTAATGTTAAGAGTAATTTTAAAAAACATTTGATGACAAAGAAACATCTAAAAAATACAGAGTTACCACTGGAAGCTATAGAGGCATCAAACGAAAAAGATAAATACTATTGTGAATTTTGTAGTAAGAGTTTTACAAGAAAAGATAATCTTATAAGGCATAATAGTCACCATTGTAAAAAGACTGAAATATCTATTAATTTACAAAATCAAATTGATGACTTGCGTAGTGAAATAGAGAATGGAAAAGATGCCTTCAAGGGCATTCTAGAAGAGAAAGATAAATGTATAAATTATTTAAAAGAGCAAAATAAGAATATGAACCAAACTACATTTCAAATCATTCAAAATAATATTATTACTATGAGTCCATTGAAGTTTCTCAATACCTTTTGTTCCAATAATCCAACCTTAAAAGAAGTATCAGAGGCAGTTAGAGAAATGGAATTATCTAAAGAAGACTTCAAGATGTTACAGGCTGGAATAGAAAATAACAATAAAAATATATTAGGTGCTGAAATAGATTCTTTTATGAAGAAAGCCAATAAACTAATAATATCGGAAAATGGAATAAATGGTGGAGTATGTGAGAATGTGCTATTTATTAATGATGGCTCTTGTAGGCGTTTTATTACCAAAGGTGATCCAGGCTGGGACTATTACAAGAATGATGACTTATTAGATGCCATAACTTGTAGTTTGATAGAAGATTCAATTACTGAATACAAGAATGGTACTCTAATGAATAAAAAAGAGAGAGACACAGTAAATAAAGTAATCAAAAGTAGGAATGACTATAATTTAAATAAAGAAGAAATAGTCAAAAGTATTACATTAGAACCCCTGGACTAACCAAGGAAAACTAGTAGCATAATTAACATTACTTTCTGCCAATGCTATAAGAATATAATATGCTCCTGTTTTACGGTCTTCCTTATTAGCACTTAGTGTAACTAAGGCTTCCATTTCATTTAATATTATTTTTTGTAATTTGGAATATGAAGAATTACTAGACTTCATAGTTTTTATAATAGCTGGACTCCAAGGAAATAGTTTTCTATTTGGAACTATTTGATTTTGTCTAACTGGTGTCAATGCTGCCCTATAATTCCAAACATCCTCTAACTCACAATAAAACTTCTTCAATTCAAGAAATGAAAAGTCTCGAAAGTGGTTATGATTTACACCACCAGCAGTTACTTCAAGTGAGTCTATAATTTGGAACACCTTTACAATCCATAGGTCTCTTTTCTGTTGTTCCGATAATTTTTCCTTGGGAAAGTCTTGATATTTAGGATTACCTATTAATTGGTTAAATCTAGTATTCATTGTTTTTATAGCTTCTTCTGGAATATTAGTTCTTGTATATGGATTAACAGCATTAGTTTCTACTAATTTTTTAAAACTCCTTATATCAAAAAAGAATACCGAGTTTCCTTCCTTAAAACTAAAAAAGTAGATGTCACTAATTTCCTCTTTAGTTTCGAATGTTAAGAAATCTTCGTCATTTACACATAATGATTTATTTAGGAATCCAGGACCCTGTGTATTTTTTTCCATTCTCCATTTTCTATAGGCATTTTGAATTATTTTAGCGCTCTGTTGTTTAATAGGACATTCTACTGATTCTTTGACTTTAGTAAAATATTCTGATAACCGAGATAATAAATCTGATTTCTTACCAGCACTATCCAACTTAAATTTTTTTAATGTTGCCCGTAAATCGGATACATAGAAAAACCTATTAGTGTCTTTGGTTTCCATGAATTTTTGTAGTGATAATACACCTAGTGGCGAGCGCTTAGCAGTGCTATCCATATATTACTTCTATACTTTTATTTAAAGTAGTCTTTAGATAAATAGAAAAATAATGAATAATATTGGTGAATCTAGCTATAAGTATCAGGACTGTAAATCTACTTCTTATATTAATGGAGGCATATATACATTTTTAATGGAATGTAGTTATTTAGAAAATGGTGAACGCTATTGGTTTAAATATGAGAACTCAGTAGATATAACAAATAATAAAGTTATAAAAACTAATTACAGCATACGCTAGGATTCTAGGCACTGGGATTCTAGGCACTGGGATTCTAGGCACTGGGGTTCTAGGCTAGATGACTTAAGTTTTTTTTTTTAAGTTCGCATTTTTTGAATGAGATTGACAAAATTGATTTAAAAGTTTGCCAGGAATAATAAGCACACACAGACACAACAATACAAATAATAATGGCAGACTCAGTAGTTAAAGGCAAAAACATCGAAGCATCCAAAGTAACATTTTCAGCACCAAAAATCTTGGATAATGGCGCAAAGCTAGTATATGTGAATTATGATGGCGGACGATTCACAATCCAGACACCATGGATGGGACTTCCTTGGGCAATGTCAAGTTTCACAGATGACAAGTATCCCAAGCACAGTGTAACACTTTCATTCCGTGGAATGGAGGAGAATGAGGAAATGCAGAAGTTCCACGATAATATGATGGCAGTGGAAAAGGCAGCAGTTCAGGCAGGTGTCCAGAACAGTGTTCAGTGGTTCAAGAAGAAGGGACTATCTGAAGACGTTGTATCAAACCTATTTAATCCTATTGTGCGACTTTCAACAGATAAGCAGGGTATTCCTGATGGAAAGTATCCACCTACACTTCGTCTCAAGGTTCCACAGCGGGATGGTGTATGGGAACCTAAGGTGTTTGACACCTCTGGTAATATGTATCATGTCAATGACCGCGAGAGTGGTGATGTGATGGAGGAACTTCTAGTTAAGGGAGCTAAGATTCGCTGTATGATGCAGTGTGTAGGTCTTTGGATTGCATCAGGCAACTATATGTGCCAGTGGAAGCTCACCCGAGCAGAACTAGATGTTCCAGAAACATCTGGCAACCACACCTTCCTTCCAGACTCTGACGATGAGGGTGACGGAGACGTAGTAGCATCAGGTAGTTCAGCATCAGCACCAGCGCCTACAAAGGCAACACCTCATATGCTGGATGACAGTGATGACTCAGAGGTAGATGAACCAGTGGAACCAGTGGAACCAGTGGAACCAGAGGAACAGGAACCAGAGCAGGAACCAGAACCAGTTAAGAAGCCTAAGAAGAAGGTAGTTAAGAAGACAAAGGCATAATTACAATAGTTGATTAGATAGTAATATATTTTTTATTATTTCACTTCATTTCAAAATTGATTTAAAAGAATCATATAACATTTTTATTAATACATAGACAATGCCTCTTGAAATCATTATGGGTTGTATGTTCTCTGGAAAGAGTACAGAAGTTATTAGGAGGATTAAACGTCTAAAAACTTTGGGAAAGAATGTTATGATAATTAATAATTCACTAGATACTCGTTATACAAATGGTGAACTAGGTTTTATAGCGACACATAATGAAGAATGTGTGCCGTGTATTTCTGCCGATAAATTGCTGAATCTAGTTGATACACAGAGTTTTCGAGACGCAGATGTAATTATTGTAGAAGAAGCACAATTCTTTTCTGATCTCTATGATTTTTCTACAAAAGCAGTTGACAATCATAATAAACATGTCATTGTTTCAGGATTGGACGGTGACGCTGAAAGGAAACCATTTGGGGACATTCTAAGACTTATTCCACATGCTGAAAAGGTAACAAAACTATCAGCGCTATGTCTAGAATGTAATGATGGAACAGAGGCATTCTTTTCTAAGCGACTAATTTATGAGAATATGAATCCCCAAGTAAGTGTTGGAGCGGCTGATAAATACATCGCCGTTTGTAGGCGACATTATAATTCATAACCAGTTATTTATAATTCAGTTCTTTAGGTATTCTATTAAAATTTTTTATTTTTGTAATAAATTAAAGATACAAACACAAGTTTTTTTATAATTAAATGGATATTCCACCACCAAAAAAGAAACGAGGAAGAAAACCTCTACCTAAAAAGGAAGAACCAAAAGAAAAAACATACAAAAAAAGAGGAAGAAAACCTAAGAACTTAGAAGAACCCACACTGGATACTACCCTATTAGTTCAAAATAATGAACAGGTTATACTTCATTTACCTATTAATAGTGTAGGTAACTCAGAAAATCCAACGCCATACGAAGAATCAAACTCTAATTTTTTACAGATTGATGAGTTTAATAATGAAATACTGGGAGAAACCTCACAGAATGAAAAATTATTCATTAATATAAATTCTATTACGGATGAAACTACCAATGAATTGTCTAATAATTCAGGGAATAATTTGAATGATATCATCGAAGAAATACGAGAACAACGTCAGCAAGAGATTAGTTATACAAATAATACTAATGATAAATATTCATTTGTGTTTATGGATTTTATAGATACTAATAAAACTGGAACATGGCCAACTAAGTCTAACATAGATTGCTTGTGGTGTTGTCACTCATTTGATACAGCTCCATTTGGCATTCCAATACGAAGAGACGGAGAAACATTTACAATGTTTGGTAATTTTTGTTGTGCTGAATGTGCTGCCGCATATAATTTTGATTCTAAAATAAGTGGTGACGAAATGTGGGAAAGATATAGTCTCATTAACATGATTTACACAGAAGAAGGAAAGGAGATTAAAATGGCACTTCCTAGACTTTCATTAAAGAAATTTGGAGGACCTTTTTCAATTGCTGAATTTAGAAGACATAATCCTAGTAAAAACTTTAAAATTACTATGCCACCAGTGGTTTCTATTATTCCTACTCTTGAGGAAATTACAATAGACAGTGACAATTCTCTATTCAATGGTATTAGCACTGATTTTATAAACAAAACCAGTAATGAATTAAGACTCAAGAGAAACAAACCACTACCAAATCATAGAAATACATTAGAAAATTGTATGAATTTAAAGTATATTTAAATAAATAAAAAGATTGTAAATTATAATAACTAGTATGTCTATTAATTTAAAAAAAGGAAATATACAAAGATTGAATACAACTAATATTATTACAGGTACATTGCCATTAACAGTAGAAAACTCCGGTAGCACGGTTTTTATATCCTGTTTTTTACCTGGGGAGAACGCTATTATTGACTTACCACCTGTTGATGATAGTTTAGGATGTAATTATGATTTTTTAATAGCAAGTTTTAATTCCAATAATACAGTAAAAATAAATGCTAGAGATAAAGCCGGAGATCTTGAAGCAAAAATATACATATTAGGAAACCATTCAGTTTCTCCTAACAATACAGTCACAATAACTCCAGATGGTTCAACACTTCAAAGGGGAGATAGATTGAGTATAATATCAAATGGCTCTAACTGGTTCTTAAACCATATAGATGCCTCAAATACTACAATATCTCTAGGGTCCAGTTAAATTCAATTCGTATGAATTCAAATATTTTTTGTATTTTAAAATAATAGAATGACTATTAATCAATTATTTCGCAAAGTGCCTGACAAAGAGTTTATTGAATCACTCTTATTAGAAATAGGATTAGAGAGTGTAAGTGATACGCGTACATTTAGCCGTCTTGAGATAGAAGCATCTAGATTACCAGAAATAGTAGAGAAAAATATGGAGAAATTTCAGGAATTTTATCTTCCATGTAAATTTAGTATATATTTCACTGATTTAACCAGCAAAAAAATAGTAACTATTCTTCGTCAATGTCTAAAGCCTCTCAATGTCACCATAAATAGCTGTGAGAAGTGTATAAATGGAGAAAAAATGCTAGTATATAAATTAAAACCTTTTAGTCCAAAAGGAAAAGTAATAAAATCAAATAAAGGATTAATAGTTTTTGATTAAATGCCCTACATATGGCTATCTGGAAACACCAGTAAAATATAACATTGGAATACCACCCATTAATTTTTTTACATACAACCAGAAGAGATTACTGGATACATGAATATTAAATACAATTGCCCAAGCAAGTAATTATTTTCGTTTCTTACTATCTATTTTAGTACATCGAAACTTTTCCAACAAATAGATAGGAACTCCTAGTTGAGATAAGTAATTATAATATTTTTTTCTTGAATTTTAAACTTACTATATATTAGTATGGATATTGATACAGGCATAGATTTAATTCAATTTATAGACAATGAGAAGAAACCCGCAAAGATATTAAAACATAAGAAAGCATACATCTATTTCAACACATGTTTATTAAAAACTATGATAGAATTGTCAGGAAAGTTTCGAGAAAACATGATTGAAGTAGTGGATAACACTATAATTGGTGTAAATACATTCTGTCACGTATTCTTTGTTCTATTGTCATATACAAATAACCTAAAATTAACCATATTCTTAGCAGAACGTGCTGTCCTACTATATACTGAATTCATAATAATGAGTAAGGAAGCCGAAGAAGAAAGTAATTTACGATACAAACCTACTAATAAAGATGCTATGTTGTTCTCATATAAAAAGACAATAGGACCTATTAAATTAAATGATATTTCTAATAATAGCACTATGCGCAATATAAAATTCACAGGAACACTAGTAAAACAATTATACCTAGACTTTTTTAAAAAGAAATCAGGTGAAATAACATTAGATGATTTTAAAACCCTAGATTCTCTATTTTCTAATTTGTTCATAAAAATGTCTGATAAAACAGAAAATGAAAATAATAATGAATTACGAGGATATATTATAAAGAAAACTGCTAATTGGTTGAATGAAAAAACGGATATATATCGTAGTTATTTACTAACAAAGTGTGTATTAGAAGTTATTGTTAAAATGAAAATAAATATTGAATTAATATCAAATTTTACATTGATAGAATTCACTGAATCTGCGTTTTCACTAGAATGTCTCAACGAT